TCGGTAGCACACAAGGATTTACCGTCACCATATGTGGTGCCTGCGGCGAAGGCGTTGTTAAGGATTGCTGCAGCCTTAACTTGCTTCGTGTACGCCATCGCACGAGCCAGTGCTTTAGTATAACGAGATGACAATGAGTCATACAGGTTATCCTCAATAGCTTCCTCAGTGATTGAGAAACCCATTGCAACTGTTTCGTGTGTGTAGCGTGCAGTCCATGCTTCTTGAGCATTGTCATACTCAATCGCGGAACCTTCACCTTTAACTGGCGCTGCTGAAAAACCGGATAATTTGGTTTCTTCCTCGAATGACCGATCTGATGATTCGGTTTCAAAGATTTCAGCGTGTTCTTCGCCATATTTTGCGTATTCCATTCCGAACAATGCGTTCAGGCCGGGGAGCAGCTCTTTAAGTAGCTGGGCGCGTGAAATAGCCATTCTTTAATCTCCTTATACGCCAGTAGTGTTACTGTACTGGTGACCTGCGTTCCATTTAACGTAAGCCTCAGTGTAACCACCACTTGTGTTTTTGGTTTCTTCAACCAAACCAATGATACGGAACGGCAACGTGTTAGTAGTTGCTGACGTATGAGAAATAGCACCACGCGAGTTACCCGAAGTCGAGTCACCTGTGTTGTCTACGCCTGCTACGTTTGCGCCGATATCGGTTATCGCTAGATCACCAATAGTTGTGCCTGAAGAAACAACAGCGGCTTTGAACAACAGGTCAGTAGCGTCTGCTACATAAGCCTGAATGTCGCTTGCGACTGTGCCTGCAGGATAAGATTGGCTGTATAATTCATAACCCAAGTTTGGATCGGTGTATTTACAACCCATGAAAACACCAACAGGTGTCATTGCAGCGTCGAACGGGTCACGCTCAACGGTGCCTCCAGTAACCACTTTAACGGCGTCACCAAAGAAGATGCTAGTAGCATAACCGCTAGCAATACTCATTTGACGATAGACGCCCCCAACAAAGGGAGTGCCGCTTAGTAATTTTACCGGAACCAGACCATAAGGTCCGCTAACAGAAGGATAAGCCATCTAAAGCTCCTAAGATTAAGTTCCTTTACCGAAAGTAACCTTCGTCTTCCGCTCATTAAACAACGGCATACGAGGGTCATTTTCTCTCATAAGGCTGTTATCCACAGATGTCATCTGAGCTTGTGCCTGATCGTTGTAGTAGGCATTCCGCTCTTCAATCATCTCTTTCGGAGCCTTACAGAGCATCAAACCACCGATAACTATGTTGTCTTTGAAGCGTTCTTGTTCAATCGCAACGATAGTAATTTCTGGATGATCTGTTGCCTTTACAGGCTCCCAACCTTCACGAAGTTTTGAAGAAACGTTTGTGGCGTCAACCTGACCTTGCGTACTCACACGCACCCAATGAAAGTCGTACCCCGGCTCGGGATTGGGAGATGGCAGCACCTCGGGGCGCGTCCAAGCCTTCTTACGAACTTTACGTTCGCGGGTTTCTAATTCACGGTTAATCCGATTCTCAGCCATTTTGTTTCCTCATATCTAATGCAACCTGTTTGGCGTATTGTTGAGGGGTTAACCCCAACCTCTTAGCGAGCTGAACTTGGGTCTTGGTCAGTGTTACCTTTTTAGGGGCTGTGCTCCGCGTTGCGGGTGCCACTACCTGTGTCTTTCGCTTTGGTTCGGCATCCTCGAAATTATCGGGGAAGACCTGACGCATACGAGCATCTATCGTCTCGTAGTATTCATCACTTTGCGGGCTTACGCCCTGCTTGACAAGTTTATTATGCAACCCCAGCGCTAAACTCGTCATCTCATCATCGTTCCCAAACCACGAATTAGCTTTTTGCCAATCTGAGGCCCGTTCATCGACTTGTACTGCCGGGGCGGGTTCTGGTTCTGGTTGTACAGGAGTTTCTGTTTCCTGTAAAGCCGGGATCTTAAAGTTTGCTAGTCTATCAGACTTCAACTTAGCATTTGTTAACTTCTCTTGCGCTTCTAACACTGCGTCAGAGTCACCAGTCTCATATGCTTCTTTATAAGCACGTTTAGCGGTCTCTGTTTCTATCGCGGCGTTTTTCTTAGCCTGTTCTAGTAGGGCGGTCTGATTCTTGTTAACATTGCCCTTTAGCTTCTTATTCTCTTCTATAAGCTGCTGTGTAACACGCTCAAGTTCTTGGCGCTCCCGTAGGGCTTCTTCCTTCGCCCTACGTTCATCGTGATAGCCCTTAGTGAAGTGCTTTATCCGTTTTTGGACTTGCTCAGAATACTTTTCAAGCTCGTCTTCAGTGACATCTTCAGGCGGCTCGGACGGTTTACGCCCCCGATCAGCTTTCGGCGTATCGTCAACAACCTCAATCTCAAGGTCGTCGTCATCACTATCCTTTTTGCTTTTCGGCTTATCCGCTGGTGCCTCATCTGCTGCAAAATCTTCTGCAGTTTTCTTCCCAGTGATGTCAATTTCAACTGCGCTAGTTTCTTCGATAGCCATTTTGTTGTCATCTTCATCCTCGGGAAATTCAAATTCTACTTTTTGAAATGCCATATCTACGCCCTCTGTATGCCCGTTGGATCAGCTACAACAGCCTCAATAGAGTCGTCGTTCATTAGCCGATATTCTACACCACCGATGGTAAAACGTGTGCCCGAGTTCATACGAAACATCACAAAGTCACCTTCTTTACACCAAGGTCCATCGGGAAAACGGTCTTTGTCAGCGTATGCGCCTGACCCCATATCCACGACAAGGCCAATAATAGACATAATGTGGTCTTGGGTTTTGGCGGTATCTGTTTTAATAATAGAAGTCCCCGATATGGTTTCTTCCGGTTGCGGTAGTGCTACGAGTACACGGTAGCCTACGGGTTTTGGGAGTTGTAACTCCAACTCAGCATCGCTGATTTTAACTGCTGCTTCAGTCATCATCGTCTTCCATATAGTTTTTCGCAAGGTCTTCAATATAAGATTTGCTGGCTTCGAGACCCCGAATTAAGCCAACAACTTCCCTGTAATCTGCGAAGTCTTTTGCGGACCCCCCAGACAGGAAACTCTGTGCAGACGATATATTATCGTCGATTTTACCTTTCAGCACGTCAAAGACGGTTTTTGCCATAGTATGTTATGACTCCTTTTTGGGTTTTTGTGTGGGGCGCATCATGCGTGCGGCTTCAAGGTTCATCTTGTTGCGTTCAGCGCGGCTAACTTGTTCTAGCTTAACACCCTTCTCTTCAGCTTCTATTGCTAGTTCAGCTTGTTCTATCTTAACACGCTCTGCGTCTAACATAGCGGATGAAGCATCCTTGGCCTTCTGTAGGTCGAGCTTCTCTTTCTGCAAGGCGCTATCCGCCTGATCTTTAGCCATCTTACGCTGCTGCTCTTGCTGCTTGACCTGCAGTTCTGCCTGCTTCATCTGTATGATTGGATCTTGCTGCTGCTGTTGAGCCTTCTGCTGCGCTGCTTGCTGCTGGTTTGCCTGTGTAAGCTGCTTGCCTGCGTCCGCAACCAGACGTGACAGTTGTACTTCCATATCTTCTGGCAGCTCCTCGTTCGGAGCGGGTAGGGGTGCACCCAGCTTCTCTTCGATCTTTTGACGGTAAGAGAACCCGAGGTGTTCGGCAATATGGGCCTGCAGAGACGCCATAATCTGTTTTGCCTGTGGGTTTTGCCCGATCATTTGTGCTATCATCGGGTCTTGCATAAACGATGTATGTGTAGCGATATGCGCTTCGTGGTCTTGGTAGATAAATGCCTTCATCGGCTTGCCGACCAACGCGTCCATGTTCTCGCTGATAGGGTCTGTAGGCTTCGCATCGTCCTTCGTAGGCACCAGCTTATCTGCGTTCTTGACCCCTAGCACCTCGATCATCTGTCTGTGTAGCTGTGGCAGGTCGTATATCTGTGGTGCCTGCTGTGACATCTGTAGGACAGCTTGGTACTGTACAACCCGTTGTGCCATCGTAGAGCTGTTAGGGTCGCTCACAGGGATCACATCGACCATCATGTAGTCTGCCTGCTTGGCGGTCACTTCGCCTCTCACAGGCACGTATGTGTACTCTACGGGCGCATACTCAGCCATGATAGACTTGAGGAGCTTAAACTCCTGCTTCATCGCATAGTGTACACGCGCCTGTACCGCAGCCATAGGCTTTAGGGTACGTTCTAGTAGAGCTAGTGTGGTCCCAACGGGGGCATTAGCTGACATATCCGAGATGTTCATGTCACTAATCGCACCCAATCTGCGACCTTCGGTCGTAATCTGGTTCAAAAGGGCGAGAAGGGTCTGGCTAGGCTCCTTGTACGGGAGAGGCATGATGTTATCACGGATACTGCCAGACGGCACGTCTACATCCTTAAACTCACCCGGTTCTATCGGTGTATCGTCTCCCTTGATACGTAGCCCGCGTGACTTCAATCCACCGGGGAGATTCGATAGAGTGCCTGCATCGACAAGCTGGCGTATCAAGGAAGTTCCTGCTTTAGCGTAACCGCCAATGATATGTATGAGGCCAAGACCATAGAACCCAAATCCCGGCACGTACACGTAATGGACGAAGTGCTGACGCTTGAGAGTAAGGGGGTCTCCCTCTTCGTAATTCCTACGAATTGCCAGCACTTCGCCGCTACCACGCTCAATCGTGACGACATAGGGTCGAGCAATCCCGTCGTCATCGTCTATACCTTCGATCAAAAGGTCGGCGTGAATCTCATAAATAGCGTAACGGTCATCATTGGTTAGAGAATACCCACCATCTTCGGCTTTCTTCTCTTCTATATCAGTGTGAAACGGTTCGGGTTCCCCAAGGTCAACATCTCTGTAAAACCCACCAGCCTGTAACTTCTTCAAATCGTTCTTTGTCTTACGCATAATGTGCGTAACACGCTCTGCGGACTCGATATTTGACGCACCGTAGGGCACAATCACGTCTTCTGCGGAGATATACACAGCGGCCTGACGACCCATATTTGGGTCAAAATATACCTTTTTAAACGCCGATCCAGCCAACCCAAGGCTATACAACATGCGTTCATGCTCAGGGCGATACTCTACCATACGCTCCGTAAGTTCATAGTTCATGTCTGCCTTGACGCGTGCGGAGGCTTCTTCTTTCTCTTTAGTCTCTTCACCAAGGATCTTGGTCTTTACTGGGCCTGCAGCAGGGAATGTTTCGCTCATTGTCTCTGCTTGGAACCGTATCGCGGCCTCGGCAAGCACAGTAGAGAATACACCACATGCGCCTTCCCACGGGTCTGTGCGTTCTTCATACTTGAAGCCCAGCACATCCAGACCTTTGACGAACGTATCTGCCCAATCTTTGCGGCTATCTGTATCGGATTGTACCTGCCCCATAAGCTCATCAGACAGGGATGCTAAGTCACGCTCATCCATAACATCAGCTAGATTGCCACCAAACTCAGTAAAATCCGCTTCTGTGCCGGGTATTATGGTTATCTCCATACCCCCATCGGATAGGGTTACAGCCTCTGGATCTATAATCTCTATCTCCAGATCAGGAACCTCCATCTCCTCCATGTCGGTAATGTCGTCACCCATACCCAGCGGGGCAGAGAATATTCCTTTTTCAATAGCCATAGCTAAACCCTCTTAATAAAATCCACCACTGCGCCGTCTCCAGTACCGAGGTTCTTCTGGTTCGTCTGTGGGCAGACGTATAAAACCACCCTGTCTAAACCGCATTAACGCCATAACAGTCGAGTCCACAAGGTCATCATGGCTCATAAAAGGAAATCCTGCAATCTCCTCTACAACTTCTTCTGCCCAACGTGTCTGAGGTATCCATACCATACCAGAGGCTATTATGTCAGCTACAGAATTTAATCTAGCCATTTTATCACCTGAGCCTCTATGCGGAGTGTACTCAGATACGGGTAACCCAGTACGCCGCATCTCCTGATAGAGGGCCGCACCGGAGCTTTTCTTCTCCACAATAAACGAATCTGGCTCCCAGTCCCTGTATTCGTCCATCGCCAACTGTTTAAGCTCAGGAAACTCCAAACGCTCTTTTATACTATTAAGTAGTATTATGTGATAGGCGTTCTCTTCCTCATTCATAAACACACCCCACGTGGTGAGTGCTGTATAGTCTGCGCGGTTGTGTTTTTCGGCGGCTGCATCGAGTGACATTATGATATATTCGCACGAGGGAGGGTTCTCGCCCGTCCATTCCTGCCACCATTCGCGTTTTACAATCGCTGCTTCTTCTGCGGTGGGCTGTTGTTGGTATTGTGCGTTCCATTGGAACACAGGCATAGATGCTTTTGTGCGTTCTAACGCCTGCAAATCGAAAAACTCAGGCCAGAGAGGTTTATGTACAACTTCTGCGGTCTTTTTACTCTGTATTTCTAGTATAGCGGGAAACTCTACCACC